GTGTATGTCTGTTCGCTGGGCTCCCCCTCTCCCCACCTTAGGTGGTAGGGCGGGGCCCAGGTCGTGGGTGGAACCAAGTTCCACATATCTCCATAAATTGGAGGTGTTTTATCATGAACATAGTTCATGCAGCTCCGTTTTTGAACGGGGTTTAGACCTGAAATTTTTCAGGTATCTTGAGCGACGCTACGGCGTCCTCGAATCACCTTTCCGGCTTGCGCCGGATGGTGCGACGCGTGCAAAGCGTCTCGGGGAGTTCTCTCCCGACGTGCAGTACTTAGTACTGTCGAAGGGCCTATATTTTAAGGCTTCTTCTGCATTTCTTCGTCGAATGAAGAATATGTTGTACCAAGGCAAACTTGGTGCTGTCAAGCAGTGGTTCTACACTGCTGACGCGGTCATCCTTCCTTACCTCTTGACTTGTGAGAGTCCAGAGGACTCAAAGGTTGATCGGCTCTCTAAATTCGCTTTAGAGAACTGTGCGAATAATTATTCGCACTTTCTTAAACAATTGAAATCGTTTAAGAAGGGTGTTCGGAAGGCTTTTGCCACGAACACTCCTGCGCCCTCTACGAGGGTCATGAGGACCTATTCAAAGGCCCTTTACAGTCTCCCACTGATGGGAGACCGCGCCAACCCCGCCGAGGCGGGTCGGCTCGTCCTTACTTGGACGCAGACGAGGGCCTCAGGCCTCGCCGATAGCGGTATGATCCGCCAGAGCTTAAAGAAGCTCGAGGAAACCGTTAAGGTTCCTCTAGGTCCAGCGCCTTCGCTGGATCCATCCGTCCTTCATGAGACGGTTAAAGGCTTTTGGAAAGCCTCTGGAACCAAAGCTAAAATTAGTGTTGGTTCGACCTCGTGTCTTGAGTTCACGAGGCAAAATGGGGGTAAAACCTCCATGTTCAGGTACCTTTGTAGCCATAAGGTACTTACCAGGTCTTATGACCCGGTAACGCTAGAGGAAGTAGCGTTCCCGGCACGTTCGTGTCGGAGCGCCCAAGATATTACATCTTGGGCGATAGGTTGGGTTTTAGATAATCCAATCTTACATCGCGTGAGACGTGCCCACGCGGTTGCCGAGCCTAGTAAGGCTCGGACTATAGGGGTGCCCCCCTATGCGACTACCGTTCTCTACGGTATTTGTGCGCACATAGTTGCGCCGACGCTCACCTCGCAAGGTGTGCGGTCTGGACTCAAGGCGTCCAGACATCTCTGGAATTTTCTTAGAGATAACCTCTCTCCGCAAAACTTAGCGTGGGAGGACCTATCGGGTGGGCGTGTTTACGCCCTCAGTACCGATGAGGAAACCGCAACCGACTTCGGTGATTTGCGGGTATCTGACCAAATATGGTCGGCCTTCTTGGACATAGCCAAGAAGATAGATGGATTCCCTGTAGGGTTATTTCGTCTATGCCGTTTAATGTATAAACGGTCCCGGATATACTTATTCCGGGGTGCCGATAATAATTCTTATCGGTGGGTCATCTCCACCCGGGGGTGGCCGATGGGTGATATGTTCACCAAGGTAATCTTAACTATTGTCAATGATTACTGTTGCCGTCTTAGCGGCCTGAGAGTTTACTCTCTCGTAGGCGATGACATCATCGCTCTCTCCAACCTCAAGGAACAGTTGGAGTGGCTCTTATTGAATTTAAGAGGCGTCGGCATGGTTATTTCCGACGATGATACGTACATATCGCACCAACTCGCATTTTATTGCGAGGAGGGGACTATTGTCCCCCAACGTGTTACACACGTTCCCCGCGTGCAGATGCGGAGGGGGGTCGAGCTTTTTTATCTCGACTACCCCAGGATCAGACTACTGATCCCTACACAATCTGAAACAGACGTGTACTCCTCCTCCAACGTGGGGAGGTTCAGTCTCCTTGGTAAGGAGACTCTCTGGGTCAATAAGAATAATGCCCCAGCACGCGAGCTCTTTAATAGAGCTAGTGTTATCCAGCATATCATTGTGCCGGCTGATAAGGACTTAAATTGTCCTTTTACCCCCATCGAAATAGGGGGAGATGGCTCATTTCCAATGAGTCCACAGTTTCTGAAAGACACTGTTCAGAACAAGAGCCGGCTTGCCGGCCCTAACGAGACAAAATTTCGACTTTTGTCTCTCCTGTCTAACAAGTTTAGACATAAACTTGTCCGAAGTGACAAGTTTGATGCTGTCATTCACAAGCATCATATCTACCTCGATAAGGTAGAGAAGTTGGAGGCCCTTCTTCCTCCAGCTGCTGTCATCCGTCCTGTAGATGACAATCGCCGAACCCTATTGAATTCGGTGGTTTTTCCTAGTTTAGAAAAACCCACGCAGACGTTTATGCGTCTGTGTAAGGAGGTATACTATAAGTATATCTTCGCTGGGAGGGTTCCTCCCGAGCCGACTTTCAATTTGTCCCGGTCTTTCGGACCGAGGAACACGAAAGTCATTCTCTCTTTTGAGAGATTCTGGTCCACTTGGATGGACCCTGGGTTCATATATCATGATTTTGAACCTTACATGGTAGATAAGGACTACCTTGTCCCACTCCTGTCTACAGGGTTGGGTTGGTCATTTCGACGAATTGACCACATTCCCACCGAAGAAAGGTGGGAAGATTGGGTACGCGAGAACGTACTCCTGAGAGATCAAAATTTTGACGATCTCTTGCGAATTATTAACACTAATTCGAATCTGCCTCCGAAGGTGGCAGATCGTCTGTCCGAATACTTCGTGTCAGACGTCTACGTCAAGTCTCGCGTTGACGTAGAAAGTGATAAGTCTATAGTCATTATCACCCGAGACATAAAATTATGTTTCGAAATTCACAATTTTGTGAATCTGGAAGGCCCTAAGACCTTCCGTCGGGTCTTCGCTCTTGACCCGATGTTATATCTAGTAGGCCGTCTCGATGAGGCCCTGGATATGACTAGTGACATGTATGATGTCATTGAGGATGCTGGTTCTATCATCCATTGCGACTTCACTGAGTTTGAAGCCGGTTCCCCGCTAACTGTTAGTGAGGATGATCTCTTCATCGGAGAGATCATAAAAGAGGATTCACGGTTCACACCGTGGGTCCGACGCGTACATTTACGCCGGACGGTCCCGCAAGCGGGACGCGGGAGAAGCTAAGCTTCTCCAACGAAGGGATA